GCTCCACGCACACGTGCACGACTTGACGATTGATTTCCGAGGGGGGCCGATTCACGTGCCTGCCCGGAAGCCGATCGAGCAGAAGCGAGTGACCGCGAGGTCTGCCACGAAGGACAGCGCGGGCCGCCCGCTTCCTCACCCGGACAATGTCCGCTCTCTCCCAGGCTGTGGCGCGAATCTCCCCGACCCTCCCAAGCAGCTTGGCCCTGAGGGTCGCGCCCGGTGGGAGTGGCTGTGGCGCAACGCTGCGTGGCTGTCGCCTGCGACCGATGTCGCGATCTTGGTGCGCTTGTGCGAGGCAGAGGATCTGCGGGTCGGGATGCGTGCGGCGCTGGCGGATATGGGCTTTTGGGTCGAGGGGTCGATGGGGCAGATGCGCCCCAATCCGTTGATCGACAAGCTGCGGCTGTTGGATGACCAGATCACGCGCTACGAGACGGCGTGCGGGCTGACTCCTGCCGCGCGTGGGGCGCTCGGTGTTGGTGAGGTGAAGGCCGAGAAGTCATCGCCGCTGGACGCGATCTTGCAGCAGGCGGCGACGCGTCGGCAGGCATGAGCGCGTGGCCGCCTCGGTGGCTGACGCCGATACCTGAGGAAGAACTAGCGCGAGGTGACGGCCAGCTTTATGCCGACCTCATCGGCGCGGTATGCCGGGTCACGAAGGACTCGGTTGCCGGGCCGGCCGGACAGTTGCTCGTCGTCCGGGAGTGGCAGCGCCAACTCTTGCGGCACGTGTATGCGCGCCGGCCTGACAGTCGGCTCCGTAACCGCACGGCACTGATCGGCATCGCTCGCAAGAACGGCAAGTCCGGTCTCGGGGCGGGCATGGGAGTCGGAGGGATGCTCCTTGGTCCGGCCGGCGGCGAGGTCTACTCGTGCGCTGCCGACAAGGAGCAGGCTCGGATCGTATTCGACACGGCCAAGCGGATGGTCGAGCTTGAGCCGGAGTTGCAGAAGGTCATCAAGGTCTACAAGAACGTCCTCGAAGTGCCGGCGACTGCCACGACATACCGCGCGCTGTCGGCCGAGGCATTCACCAAGGAGGGCCTCAACCCTCACGCGGTGATCTTCGACGAGGTCCACGCGCAACCGACGCGCGAGCTGTGGGACGTCATGCAACTCGCGATGGGCGCGCGGACCGAACCACTCATGGTGGGCATCACAACGGCAGGAGTGCGCACCGATCGGACCGGGCAGAACTCACTCTGTTATGGCCTCTACTTGCATGGACGTCAGGTCATCACGGGCGAGGTCTCCGACCCGTCGTTCTTTTTCGCATGGTGGGAGCCGCTCGACCCGCGGGCCGACTACCGCTCGCCTGACACGTGGGCCGAGGCGAACCCCGGCCTTGACGATCTCGTGTCGCTAGAAGACTTCGAGGCAATGGCCGGGCGGACTCCGGAGAATGAGTTCCGCACGAAGCGCTGCAACCAGTGGGTTGCGTCGGCACGCGCGTGGCTCCCCGCCGGGGCGTGGGATGCGCGCGAGGACAAGCAGCGCTACCCGGGCGGCCCTCCGGATCGCGCGAAGGTGGTCCTCAGCTTCGACGGGTCGAAGACCGGCGACTCGACTGCCCTCCGCGGTTGGACCGTCGAGGACGTCCCGCACGGCTTCACGGTCGGGATATGGGAGCGACCCGCTGGCGTCGCCGAGTGGCGGGTGCCAAGAGCTGAGGTCAAGGACGCGATCCGCGCAGCCTGCAGGCGGTGGTATGTGCGCGAGGTCGCATGGGATGACTTCATGTGGCAAGACGCCCGCGAGGAGCTTGAAGACGAGGGCATCCCGATCGAGGTCTATCCGCAGACTGCGGAGCGGATGGGCAAGGCCACGCAGCGGTTCTACGAGGCGGTCGTGGCGGGACTCTTCACACACGACGGCGACCCGACCGCAGCGCGGCATATCGCCAACGCGACGCTCAAGCCGACCTCACGGGGTCTGGCGCGCATCGTCAAGGAGTCGGGCGACTCCAAGCAGTGGATCGACTCCGCAGTAGCGGACGTCATGGGACTTGACCGAGCCGAGTGGTGGCACACCAACGGCTCTGACGGTGGATTCAACATCTGGTGAGGGGGGTTGCGTGTTTCGAGCTGCCCTCTTCCTCCTCGGCCTCGCACTGGTCTGCAGTGGATTGGCGATGGTGAGCGTCCCGCTCGCGATGTGTGTCGGGGGCGCTGCTGTGGCCGCTATTGCGGTCGCTATGGAGCTGGCCGCGCAGCGTGAGCCGGGTGAGCCCGAGTGACGTTCCTGCGCGACCTCGTGTCGCTGCGGTCGTCGATGGAGAACCCTGCTACGCCGATCACGTCGGCCGCGATCGGCGACCTCTTTGACGCTGGTCCAACTGCGGCCGGGGTGTCGGTCACAGAGAAGTCGGCGCTGTCGATCATCGCGTTCTTCCGTGGGGTGCAGATCATCGCCCAGGCGGTGGCCGGCGCTCCGTTGCACGCCTACATGCGGTCCGACAACTCTCGCACCGATCTCCCGACATCCCTGCGCTTTGAGGACCCCAACCCCTATACAAGCTTCGAGTTCTGGGAGACCTTCACGGCCCATCAGGTGACGTGGGGCAAGGGCCTGGCTTACAAGCACCGCAACCATGCCGGCGAGGTCGTCGCCTTAACCGGGATTCACCCCTCGCGCGTGAAGATCGACGTGGTCAAGGGTGAGCGCGCTCGCGCGCTCGGGGTGCCGCACTTCTTGGTCTTCACGGTCGACGGCACGGATGTCTTCACAGCGCGAGACATCCTGCATATCCCCGGGCTCTCCCTCGATGGGGTCACTGGCGTCTCGCCTATTCAGGCGGTCCGCGAGTCGCTCGGCACCACGCTCTCGGCAGAGCGGGCCGCTGCGTCATTCCTCGGCAAGGGGCTCATGCTCTCCGGGGCACTGGAGACCGACGCGGCGCTGGAGCAGGAGCAGGCCGACGCGCTGAAGCGGCGGTGGAATGCCCTCTATGGCGGCGCGTCTCGCGCTGGTGACGTGGCGATCCTCGACCGCGGCGCGAAGTTCCGCTCCCTCACTATGCCGCTTGCCGACGCGCAGTTCCTGGAGACCCGCAAGCATCAGACAACCGAGGTCGCCAGGCTCCTCGGGCTCCCCGGGTGGATGCTCAACGACCAGGAGAAGTCCACGTCGTGGGGCACCGGCATGGAGCAGCAGTTCACCGCGTGGGTGATTCTCGGGCTGCGGCCCTACCTGCAGCGCTTCGAGCAGCGCCTCACTCGTGAGCTGATGCCCAAGGGACAGAAGGCCGAATTCTCCGTCGAGGGCCTATTGCGTGGCGATGCCAAGACCCGAGCCGCGTTCTACGCCTCGGGCATCGTCAACGGCTGGTTGGTGCCGAACGAGGCCCGCGTCAAAGAGAACCTGCCCCCCGTTGAGTGGGGCAACGTCCCGTATCGGCCGCACACCACCTCTGGCACCGACCCTCTCGCCGACCCCACACCAGACACGGGAGCCCCCGCATGACCACTGCCTTGCTGCGCGAGGTCCGCGCCACGCCGCTGGAGTCCGCCGACTTCCAGATCCGCGCATCGGCTGCCGGGTCGAAGACCTTCGACGGTCACGCCGCGGTCTTCGACTCGCGCACCGCGATCGGCAATCCCGCGTCGTGGGGTTGGTATGAGGAGGTCGACCGCGGGGCATTCACCAAGACCCTGCAAGAGGGAGACGCGCGCTTTCTCGTCGATCACGACACCCGCCTGATCGTCGCCCGCGTCTCTGCCGGTGACCTGCGCCTGTCGACGGACGGCATCGGCCTGCGGGCTGAGGCCGACCTCGACGAGGGCCTGTCCTATGTCTCCGACCTCGTCCGCAACCTCGAAGCGAAGCGCATCACCGGGATGAGCTTCGGCTTCCGCGTCCTGCGCGACGAGTGGTCCGAGGAGGACGTCGAAACCTCGGACGGCAAGACGATCACCGTCAACGTCCGTCGCCTGCTTGAAGTGCAGCTGTGGGAAGTGTCCGCCGTGACCTTCCCGGCATACGAGGAGACCGACGCCGGTCTCCGCGCGATGTGCGCCGAAGTGCGCGCCTCGCGCACCACAGACTCCCCCGCCCGGCGCGGCGGGGACCCTGCGCCGGCTGAGGCCACCCAGGGAAGCGATCTCGCGCCGGCAGAGGCCACGCGAGGTCATGCGCTGCGGCACGACCTGCTCGCCGCTCGATACCGCGGCTGAGGTCAGCCACAACCCAACCCCTTCCCGGCTCACCTGAGCCACCCATGACCTGAGGAGGTCACCATGTCCGCACGCCTCAAGACCCTCCTGGACAAGCGCGCCAACGCGTGGAGCCAGGCGCAGGACATCCGCACCCGCGCGGAAGCTGACGGCTACAACCTCACGACTGAGGAGGATGAGACCTGGCAGCGCGCCCTTGACGACGTCGAGAAGCTGAGCAAGCAGATCGAGGTCGAGGAGCGGCACGCGCGCCTCAACGCCATCGCCCCCGCGGCCGAGTCCGTCGCTCCGACCCAGCGGGACGATGTCGACCCGGAGGCCGGCGAGTACCGCCAGGCGTTCAACGCGATGCTGCGCCGTGGCGTCGGCCGACTGTCCGCCGATCAGCAGTCTGTCCTGGAGCGCGGCTTCGGCGAGATCGACACCCGCGCGCTGTCGTCGGTCACTGACGCCGCCGGCGGCTACACCGTGCCCGACGAGTTCTCCAACCGCCTCGTTGAGACGATGAAGGCGTATGGCGGCTTGCTCGGCATCGTCGACGTCCTCACCACGGCGTCGGGCACCGACCTGCTGTGGCCGACCAACGACGACACCGCCAACGAAGGTGCGATCCTCGACGAGAACACCCAGATCTCCGAGCAGGACGTCGCGTTCGGCCAGGGCAAGCTCAAGGCATACACCTACACGTCGAAGCTGATTCGCGTTCCGCTGCAGCTCCTGCAGGACAGCGCGATCGACATCGAGGCGTTCCTCGCTCGCCGGATCGGTGAGCGGATCGGTCGCGCGGTCGCGGGCCACATCGCCACCGGTGCGGGCACGACCCAGCCGGTCGGCGTCGCGAACGCGTCGGTCGGCTTCGGTGTCGGCGTCACGGGAGCAACCGGCAATACGACCACCGTGACCTACGACTCGCTCGTTGACCTGGAGCACTCGGTCGACCCGGCATACCGCGGGTCGGCGCAGTACGCCATGAATGACCTGACGCTGGCGGCGATCCGCAAGCTGAAGGACTCGCAGAACCGGCCCCTGTGGGTGCCGTCCGTCGCAGGCGGCGTGCCGTCCACGATCAACGGCCGCCCCTACACCATCGACAACAAGCTCCCGGCCCCGGCCGCGAACGCGAAGTCGATCCTCTTCGGCGACTTCAAGACGGGCTACATCGCGCGCCGGGTCTCCGGGGCGCAGGTGTTGCGCCTGTCCGAGCGGTACGCCGACTACCTGCAGGTTGGTTTCTTCGGCTTCGCTCGCTGGGACGGCGTGATCCAGGACGCCGCCGCGGTCAAGGCATACAAGCACTCTGCAACCTGATCGGTTGGGTGGGTGGGGCTTCTAGCCCTGCCCACCCCATCCGGGTGGGGCGTCAACACGGCCCCGGAAGGCATCGCACCGCCGTGAAGGCCGCTCGGGGGATTTTCCGTCCGGGACCTTCTGCCCCTGCCATGAGCGCGACCTGCGCCCCACCCGACCACCCCACCCCTAGAGGAGAGTCGCCATGGCCGCTCGTCGTGCCCCCCAGATCGAAACGCCCGAGGTCCGCGACATCGAGGTTGCTGCTGAGGTCCGTCGCAGCGACGTCGACCGCGTGGCCGTCATCTCTCGCCGCGCTGACGGCGAGCCCGACCAGACGCCCGACTTCGAGGTCATCGAGTGATCCCCGCCGCGGTGGAGTCGACGGACCTGCTCGCCTTCCTCGGGCTTCCGCTCGACAGCGAACGGTACGCCGACATCGCCGCGTACGCCGACGCCGCGACGGCAGCGGCAGAGGGCATCGTCGGGGCCATTGTCACGCGGGAAGAGACGTCCCGCGTGACTGTCCGCAATGGCGTGGCCGCGATGCCGCGCCGGCCGGTCTCCTCAGTCGCCTCGCTTTCCAAGGGCGGGGCGACGCTGACGGGACCTTTCGACGTGGACTCGATTGCAGGGCTTGTGCGCTTGGAGTCCGGAGTCATTCCGGATGGCGAGCACGCCGCGGTCTACGCGGCCGGACGCTGCGTCGACACGGCGTCCGTGCCTCCCGGCATCGCGATGGCCGTGAAGATCATCGCCAAGCACCTCTATGACGTGCAGCGCGGCGCTGGTCGCGGTGGCGTCTTCGACGAGGCCACGCCGTCTGTTCCTACGGGCTTCGCGATCCCCGCGCGGGCTGCCCAACTCCTCGCGCCTCACCGTCAAGTCGGTCTCGCCTGATGCAGGAGACCACAACCCGCGTGCCGCTGGCATGGCGGGCGCTGCTGGCCATCATCGAGAGCCTTTTCGACGCATCGGAGACGACGGTCCTGGCTGGGATGCCGACTGGTAGGACCCTGCTTCCTGAGGTGGTCAGCATCGGCTTCGCGGCGAATGGCCCCGCGATCGACGTCGCTGTCGAGCGGATGCCCGGATTCGGGCATCGCTACCTCGAAGACGCCACAATCCAATGCGCCATCTCCATTGCCGGGGGTGACCAGACAGACCCGCTCGCTCTGGCCGACCGCGTTGGGGTCATGCACGCCGCGATCACCGAGGCAGTGAAGGCCGACCCGACTCTTGGCGGTGCGGTCGACTCGGCCGAGGTGACTGGTGCGTACTCCTGGCTGACCGCACAGATGTCGACTGGCCCCGTGGTGGACGCGCTGTTTTCGGTGCGGGTCAAGTCCGCCCTCTGATGGTCGAGTACGGCGGCCTGCGCATCCTCGTCGGTGAGCTCGGCGTGCTGCCGGACGACATCCGCCGCGACCTGCGCAAGGGATTGCGGGAGGCCGGAGAGGCCGCGCTCAACCAGGCGCGCGCGAATGCGTCGTGGTCCTCCCGCATCCCCGGTGCGATGTCGCTGCGGGTCTACACGTCCGGTCCGCGCACTGGCGTCTCACTGCGGGTCGACTCATCCAAGGCTCCGCATGCCCGCCCCTACGAGGGCATCGGTGGGCGTGGGGACAGCTTCAGGCATCCCGTCTTCGGCGGCGACGTGTGGGTGTCGCAGTCGACCCGGCCATTCCTCGCGCCAGCCGCCGCGAAGGTCCGCGCCCAAGTCATGGCTGCCGCTGAGCAGGCCATCGCCAACGCCGCACGCCGCCTATCCACCTAAGGAGCCCGCCATGCCGCTGTGCACTCACCCCGACCTGCCCGGTCAGGTCGCCGACCTGATCCACCCCGAGGCGCATCCCGGCTGGGAGCCGGTCAAGCCCGCAAGTCTCCGCAAGTCCCGCAAGCAGGATGACCCGGCCGCGGGCGTCCCCGTCACCACCGAGGAGTAGTCCATGCCCGCGCTCAACAAGTCGACGCGCTTCTTCCAGCCTGAGGTTTCTCGGGTGCACTTTCTGCCGACGATCGCCGCCCCCACCCTCATTCCGACTCGCGCCGAGATCACCGCTGGCACCAACGTCACCGCGGAGATCGCCGACCTGTCTGGGTGGCAGGTCCGAGCCGACATGATCGCTACGCCCGACTTGGCGTCGCGGTTTGTGTCGCAGATTGCCGGCCGGACGAAGGCCGAGCAGTCGTCCATCACCTTCTACGCCGACATGACGGCCAACGACGTCCGCACGGTTATGCCGCGCGGTCAGGTCGGCTACATCGTCTTCATGGACGGCGGCGACGTGCCGACGACCGGGAAGATGGACGTCTATCCAGTCGAGGTCGCGGCCGTGGGTAAGGCCCGCTCGACCGGCGACCAGGCGTTGCAGGTAACGATCGACTTCGCGATCACCCGCCCGCCGGCTGAAGACGTCACGATCCCGGCGGCCTGATGGAGACTCTCCGCGACCGGCTCGCCGCCAAGAAGAGGCGGCGGGTTGTCGTCCCTGTCGAGCTGGATTCGCCATCCCCGGAGGCGCTGGAGCAGATTGTCTCGCTCCAGCGCTCGGGGCTGGCGGCGCTCGAAGCGGGTGACCTCGACGGGCTGCAGGAGGTCCAGCGGCAGGTCGAGGATCTGCGCGCCTTGACGCACGTGGATGTGACGTTCGTTGCGCTGTCCGCGCAGGATTGGGAGAAGATCGTCACGGCACACCCGTCGCCCGAGGGTGACGATGCAGGAGTCGACGCCGTGGCCGCACTGCCGGTCCTCGCCGCGTTGTGCGCCGAGGACGAGTCGCTCCAAGACGATGACGTGTGGCGCGCCCTCCTGGCCGAGTGGGGCCGCGGCGAGACCCTCGCGCTGTGGGGGGCACTGCTGCGACTCAACACGTCGGCTTGGGAGCCGCACGTCCCAAAAGGCTGAGGCGGGACCCGCTATATGCCGCGCGAGTCGGCTATTGCGCGCCCCGCGGCATCCCACTCGATCGCTTCCTGGCGTGGCCTCCCGAGTCTCAGGCCGCGGCACTGGCGTGGCAGGAGCAGCAGGAGACCCGCTGCCCGTCGTGTGGCACCCACGACGACGAATGGGGCCGAGGAAAGCCCGCCCCAAGGCACTGGCATCCGAAGGTCTGCCTCGGCTGCCAGGCGAAAGAGCGCGCGACGGACGCACTGCGCGAGGACAACGACCGCACGCGCGGTCTTGGGCTAGTCGCTGCCGCCGGACCGGCTTCCCAATGTCCCGACTGCACCACGTGACCTGAGGGGGGCGGATGTCCAGCAAGAACGACCTGCAGATCCGCCTTGATTCGACTTTCAACGACCGCGGCTTCAAGTCGGCGGAGGCGTCGGCGAAGTCGATGGTCCGCGAGCTGGACAAGCTGGAGCGGCAGGAGCGGCAGCTTGCGTCGATGCAGATGGCTGCGGCGCGTGAGGCTGAACAGCGGAACGCGGCGCGTCTGGCGTCGATGGAGTCCCTGGGGCGCGGGTTCACGGCAGTTGGTCTGCTGGCCGCGGCCGGGTTGGGGATGGCGGCGAAGTCTGCGGCTGATTGGGAGACGGCCTGGACTGGGGTCACGAAGACGGTCGACGGGTCTGCGGCTGAGCTGCGGACGCTTGAGGGTGAGCTGCGAGGGCTGGCGAAAACGCTGCCGGTCACGCATGAGGAGATCGCTGGGGTCGCTGAGGCGGCCGGTCAGCTGGGCGTGAAGCGGCAGGACATCGCGGCGTTCACAAAGACGATGGTCGCTCTGGGTGAGACGACAAACCTCACGGCCGACGAGGCTGCGACGGGGCTGGCGAAGCTCGGGAACATCATGGGAGTGCTCCCGTCGCAGGCTGATCGGGCCGGGTCGGCGCTAGTGGCGCTCGGCAATGACGGCGCGTCGACTGAGGCGGACATTCTGGCGATGTCGCTACGGATCGCCGGGGCCGGGAGGACTATCGGCATGACTGAGGCCCAGGTGATGGGCTTCGCGTCGGCCCTGTCGTCGCTCGGTATTGAGGCGGACGCTGGAGGGTCGTCCATCTCCCGTGTCATGATCGACATCGCTAAGGCGGTCGGCACCGGGTCGGACGCGGTGGGGGACTTTGCGCGCGTCGCGGGCATGTCGGTTGTGCAGTTCTCGGACCTTTTCCGCCGCGACGCTGCACAGGCTGTCGTGGCCTTTATCGAGGGGCTGGGGGGAATCCAAAAGGCCGGCGGGGACGTCTTCGGGGTCCTGGAAGACCTAGGGCTGTCGGAGATCCGGGTTCGGGACACGCTGCTGCGGACGGCCGGAGCGTCCGACCTGCTGTCGGCGAGCCTGGCGCTGGGCACGCAAGCGTGGGAAGACAATCTCGCGCTCACCCAAGAGGCCGAGAAGCGGTACGCCACAGCGGAATCCCGCGTGGAGATGGCGCGCAATAAGATCAACGACGCCGCGATCTCCATCGGCGGCACGGTCCTGCCGATCTTCGCTGGAGTTGCCGACAAGGTCGGGATGCTCGCGGACGGCTTCAACGACCTTCCCGGCCCGGTGCAGACTGCCGTGACGGTCCTGGGTGGGCTCGTGGCTGTGATTGGGCTCGGCGGCGGGGCGGCGATGATGGCCATCCCGAAGTACGCGGCCCTGAAAGCGACGCTGGAGACGATGGGGCCGCGCGGTGTGTCTGCGGCGAACGGTCTGGGCGCGGTCACTGGGGTGCTTGGTGGGCCGTGGGGTCTGGCGCTGGCTGGCGCGACGTTGGCGCTCGGGGCGTTTTCGGTCGCCCAGGGAAATGCTCGCCAGGCAGCAGAGGCGTTCTCTGAGACTCTTGACAAGCAGACCGGCGCGGCGACCGAGGCGAGTCGATCGTTCGTCGCTAAGAAGTTCTTCGAGAATTTCGACCCGGAGGACTTCCGCCGGGTCGCCGAAGTCACGGGCCTGACATCCCAGGAGATTGTGGACGCCTATTCCAATGGCGGTCAGGCCATGGACTCGTTCAAGGCCAAATGGGCCGACCTCTATGCGCAGATGCAGCTTACGGTGCCCCCGGAGGTCCGCGGCGAACTCGACGCGTTCAACTCGACACTCCAGGGCTTGGAGCGGGACACCGAGCGGGGTCGTGAGGTGCAGGCCGCGCTCAAGGGTGCGCTCGGCGACACGGGTGAGCAGTCGACCAGGACCGCGGGGGCGACCAAGGAGTTGTCGGGCGGCCTGACGTCAACGTCAGAGGCCGCGAAGCGGGCTCAGGATGAGATCGACAAGCTGATCGATGCGCTGGATGAGTTCGGCGGGCGGGCCGTGAATGCCCGCGCGGCGACTCGCGAATACGAGTCGTCCTTGGACGACATGGCCGAGGTGATGAAAGGCTTCACGGCGGCCGAGTTGGCGAAGGGCGCCGCGCTTGATGTCGGCACCGAGAAGGGCCGAAAGGCGCAGGCGGCACTGGATGACCTGCGGAGCGCGGCACTGAAGGCGGCCGAGGCGAGTCTGAAGCAGGGCGATGACGTAACGGTCGTCGCCGGGCGCGTGCAGGCCGCGCGTGACGAATTCGTGAAATACGCCATGCAGATGCGGATGAGCAAGGGCGACGCGGAGGCGTTGGCCGACAAGCTCGGCCTGACCCGCGAGAACGTCGACGCTCTGTCTGGGGCGATCAAGGCGACTCCGCCAGCGGTGACGAGCAAGGTTAATGTCGACACGAACGAGGCGAATGCGAACGCCGAGATCACCCGCGCCAAGCTTGATCGGCTGCAAGGGTATGTGGCCTACGCCCGGGTCTCGGTCGACGCGAGCTCGGTCCAGAATGCGATCAACAAGCTCGCGGCTCTCGACCGGGCTACCGGGTGGGTCAACAACGCGGACGGCAACGTCCTGAGCTTCGCTGCCGGTGGTGCGATCGGTGACCAGTCGCCGCAGATCCAGCCCAACCGGGGGCCGCGTGGCATTCGGTGGTCGGAGAAGGGGGCTGGGCCGTGGGAGGCGTTTATCTCGGGCGACCCGGGCAAGCGGCTGCGGTCTCGGCAGATCTGGGAGGAGACCGGACGGCGACTCGGGATGAGCCCTGACGGTGGTGCCGGGGCGGTGCAAGTGTTGGTCGACCTG